GCCCACCTGCGCGCCGCCGCCCATGACGGCCCCCGCCAGGGCGCCCATCACCGCCGCCTCATCGAGCCCGGCGTCCCACGGGCGACCCATCGCCCGATTCTGGAGGACTTGCTCTTGGACGGACTGTGGGAGTTCTTCGGCGAGGCCTTCCGCGATCATGCCCTGGACGACCGCTGTGGCGAGCGCCGGGCGAGCCGTCGGATCGGCGGCGCCCCGCGCGAGCATCGTGTCGACGTCGGTGAAGCCGAACCGACGCGCCACCTGCCCGCCGACAAGGGCCAGCGCGCCCGTCCCCGCACCCGCGGCGGTCGCCAATGCCGCTTGCCGTGGGGTGAGGGTGCCCGTGTCCTGCCGCACCTGCTCGGCGAGCGACCCCGCCGAGAGGACCCCTTCGCCGGCGGCCCCGGCCGCCAGGGCGGAGAGCCGCGGCACGGCGGCCATCGCCCCGCGGGCGATCCCGGCGCCCCCGAGCATCAACGGCGCCGATTCGACGGCCGCCTGAACAATCGTGGACGGATGCGACACCGCCGCGAAGGCGGTGTCGACCAGCCCGGTCGCTTCGTCGACGGCGGCGAACGCCTCCTGTTGCGCGGGCGAATAGAACCGGCCCAGCAGTGCTCGAGCTTCGGCGGGTCGGTAGCCGACGCGCTCGAGCGCCTGCCCGACGCGCCCGCCCGTGGGGAGATCGGCGAGGCCGACGAACGCTTCGGGGAGGGCCACGGCCCCGCGTAACGCCGAGACCCCGATATCGCGCAACCGGAGCAACGGCGCCGCGAGGGGTCGACGTGGCACCGTAGGCGGTTCCTCGAGCGGTACGGCCGTCGGCCGGCGCCCCACAATCTGCAGCGGCGGGGCTGGAGGCGGCGGGGCCGCCGTCAGCGGCCGGCGCCCGACGATCTGGAGGTCTTGGGCCATCGACGGCTACCGGAGTCGACGCACCCGCCCCTGGGCGTCTTTCACCCAGACCGAGCCATCACTGAGGTCATACTCGCCGGGCGGTTCCTGCGCGAGCAGGCGCGCGATGTGCGGCGCCGGGTCCGCGACCGCGGGGGCCGCCGAGGCCGCTGGCGGGGGCGCAGGCGCCATCGGGGGCGGCGCGGCAGGGGGAGGGGGTGGCGCGCTGGGACCGCCGCCCACGAGGCCCCCCAGGGTCATGCCCGGGGCCGGAATCGCGCCCATCGGGGCCTCGGGTCGCGGAAGGTCCGGCCGCCCGACGCCCAGGGCTTCAGGCGGCAGCTCCGCCGGCCCGAGGGCGCGACCGCGGAGTCGACGTTCCCGCCACGCCTCCGGACTGAGCGGCGGCTGATAGGGGCCCTGCGCCGGATCGCCCCGGGCATCCAGCTGCGTGCGCGGGCGCTGGCGTTGCGCCTCCATCTGCTGCCGGACGTATTCCTGGTACTCCTGCCACTCAGTCGGCCCTTCCCGCGGGGGCGCTTGGCCGGCGGCGGTATAGGCGCGGCGGGCGGCCATCATCTGCTCGCGCGCCTCGGGGGGAGCCGCCAGGAAGTCCTCGAAGCTGCCGGGCGTCGCGCGGGACGTCGGCGGCGGCATCGGGAAGGTTTGCCCCGGCACCTGCTCGATCACGCGCCGCACGGGCCGCCCCGTCTCGTCCACCGTGTCAATCAGGCTCGTGGCCGGGGGATTGGGGGCGATGGGAAACGTTTGGCCCGGCCGATCTTCCACCAGCCGTCGCACCGGGCGTCCGGCCTCGTCGACCGTCTCAATGGCGCGCGTGCCCGGCGCCGCCGGCGTCGGAAACGCGCGCTGATGCAGCGCCCGCAGTTCGTATGCCTTCTCCACGTTGATCTGCGCGAGGTCCGACCAAATCGCGTCGAAGTCCTCCGGCCGTTGCACCCGGCGTAAGACCTGCTGAATCTGCCCATTCTCCTCCGCCTCCTGCTGCGCCGCCCGGCGCTGGGCGGCGAGATCCTGCTGCGAGGCCCGGCGCTGGGCGGCGAGATCCTTCAAGCGCCAGACGCGCGCGTAGGACTCCAACGGCGACGGGATGGTCAGCGCAGCGCGCGGGGGCATACGTCAGCCTCAGAAGCGGCCGAGTTCGGCCAGCCGATAGGTTTTCTCGAACGGCCGATCTTGGTTCTGGTAAAAGATGTCGCGGGCCAGATTGTACTCGCCCAATGCGCGGCCGTAGCGCCGCTCGTCTTCGCCAGTGGACCGACTGTAGAGATCCCGCTCTTCCCCGCTCCGACGCAGGTAGTTCGTCTGCCAATCCCGGAACCCCCGCGCATCGACGTTCGCGTATTCCTGTGAGGCCGCGCCCTGCGCGTAGTTCCCGAGGTCTTTCAGCGTGCCGCCGGTCAAGAGCGTGCCCCGCGCCGCCGCGGATCGCTGGATCGCCTTCTCCCCTTCGGCGAGCCGGAACTGGAAACTCGGATCTTGGAAGAGATCGGCGCCGGTGGGCTGGCGGTACGCGGGCGCCTCGAACGGCGACCCCGCCCCGCCGAAATAGCGGCGATACATCTCTCCGCTGGGGGTCTCGCCCGTCGGCGCCGGGAAGTCGCGCGTCCACGGTTTCGTCCACTCGCCTGGGATCACAGGCCCGGCGCCGCCGGCGCCCGCGCCCCCGCCGCCGCCCGCGCCCCCGCCGCCGCCCGCGCCCAATTGGCTGTCGGGGATCCAGGTGGGCTCGCCCCCGCTGGTGATGACGTCGATGGGGCCGAAGCCATCGCCGAAATCGATCTTGTCGTCCCCCACGGCGCGGATATTCGGATACTGCGCGCGCAACGCCTCTATCACCGGACCCCAGTTGTTGCGCAACTGGGCGTACGAGCCCCCGAGGCGCTGCACCGCGCGCATGAACTCGTATTTCACCGTGGTGTGCGCCGGGTTGTTCAGTTTGTCGGTCTCCCAGCCCGGGACCGGGTTATAGGTGCGGCCGTCGCTCGGCGTCGCGGTCGACGCGGGCCGCGGCAAGCCCGGCCACTGTTGGCCCTCGGGACCACTCGAGGGGGTGGTGTAGCCTCGGGCGGCCTCCCCGGTCTCTTCGTTGGTGATGGGGCCGGCGGGTGGCCTCCAGACGCCCGATTCGGGGGTCCCAAAGCCTTGTGTCTCGAACCAATCGGCCATGATTATCCCCTCCTAGCCCCGAGTTGCTCCGCGCGTTGCGCGGCGTCGGCCGTCATCATCCGCTGCTCGCCGGTCGGCGCAATCATCAGCACCGCCGCCGCCGGGGCCGCCGACCCGACCGACGAGGCCGGCGGCGGGGCGGCCAGGCTCGAGAGCGTCATCGGCGACAACCCGGCTTGCGGCACGTCGGCCATCTCGGTGCCCACCCCCCGCGCCAAGGCGCGCACCGCCCCGGTGCCCGCCGAGACATACGGGGCCCGATTCGTGCGGGTTTGCTCCCAATCGGCGCGCTCCAAGCCGTGGCGGTCGCGCTCCAGGCCGTAGCGGTCGCGCTCCAGTCCGAATTGCGCCTGCTCCAAGCCGTAGCGGTCGCGCCACTGCTGCTCGGTGAAGGTCAATTCGCGGCGCCGCAATTCCTCATCCAGCGCCAGCCGCCGCTCTGCGAGGGCGTAGTCTTGCTCGGCGCCCTCGTTGTACGCGCGCGACGACAACCAGTTCGACAGCAACCCGGAGCCGTAATCGGCGCCGAACATCAACCAGTCCGACGCGCCCATCCCCGCGCCGCCGCCGTCGCCCGCGCCGCCGCCGCCCGCCAGTTTCCTCAGCGTGGGCACCGCCGCGCTCGCGCCGCCGGCGAGGGCCGTCCCGGTGCCAATCAGGCTGGCCCCTGGCGCCGCGCCCATGTACGCGCCCCCGAGGGCGGTCGACGGGAGGACGCCCCCACCCCCCGCGCCGGCCGCCGTGGCGCCGCCCGCCGCCGCGCCGCCGCCGCCCGTGAGGACGCCAGGAAAGACGCCCGGGATCCCGAACGCCGCCGTGGCCGCCCCCGCGCCAATCGCGACGTATTTCCCGAGTCGGTTTTTCTGATTGACGTTGCCGCCCTGGTCGATATGAAAGTCCTTCGGGAGCTGGACCCCCGCTTCGCGCAGCCGATCCTCTAACGCGCCCTGTTGCCCGCGCGTCATTTTCACGCCGCGGCCGGTATCCACCAAGCCGTTCGCGCGGAGAAAGTCCTGGTAGATGGCGGACTGGCGCATTTCGCGGTTGAACGCATCGAGGTCGCGCTCCGGCGTGTCGCGCGTGAACCCGGACACACGAGACAGCGTGGACGCTGATGGCGGCATGGTTAGTTCACTCCGTTCTGGACCAAGTCCTGCCCCCACGAGATCCGCTTCGGCGCCGCGCTGCCGCCGTTGGTCCCGAAGATCGACAGGGCGCGGTAGAGGTCCGTCGAGGCGCCCGGGAGATTCGACGTCTGCGAGACTTCCGTTCCGCCGTTGACGGAGAAGTACGCCGTGCTCCCTGATTTTCGCACACGGAGGCGGTAGCGCGTGGAGACGGCGATGCTGGCGACCGCCGCCGTGACCGCCTGGGTCGTGCCGTCACGGGTCACGCCCACCCAGCCCGCATCGCCCGCGACGGTCGAGTACCGGAACCCCATGTAGTGCCCGCCCCCGGTATCGGCGTTGGCGAGCACGCCGGTACTGGACAGGACGATCCAGATCCGGCATTCCGCCAGATCGGCCCCGGTTTTGAGGATGACATCCCAGGTCGGGTCCTGTTGCGCTTGGCAGCCGTCGGTGGCCGACCCATGCACGAACCCGCCGCTCCCGCTGCCCACGCCGCCGACGCGGACGTAATTGCCGGTCGCGTCGTTATCGTTCACGGCGGCGTCTGACGCCGAGAGGATCGTTAGGGTGTTCGCGGCCAAGCCCCGAATGACGGTCGTCGAGGCGCCGGACGCGCGCGACCCGAAGAACTGCCGCCCGACATGGTAGCCGACGAAATCGCTCGCGAAGCTCCCGGCGGCGGGATTCACCGCGCCCACGGGCGCCCAGCCCTGCAGCTCGGTTGACCCGGAGGACCGGCAGATGAGCAAGAGGCTCTGCTGGGGCGCCAGCACGAAGTCCTGCGCGTTGGGGAAATAGAACCGGTTGTGGGCATCTGACGCCGCATCGTCGTGCGCGAGCGTGATGTCGCCGGTGGGCGCCACGTTCGTGTTGTAATTCACCAGCAGCAGCAGCCGATACCGGCCCCACCCCGTCTCGAGGCCCGTCACCCGCACGCCTGTGGTCGCCACCTGCACCTGGAGGATGATGGCCCGGTCGATGCCCGCCGGCGCATAGTTGTGTTCCTGGGCGGCAAAGGTGGTGACGAGCAGCGTGGCCCCGGTCGTCGGATCGTTGCCAGCGAAGAGCCACGGCCCGCTCTGCATCTCGAACCCGGTCTTGAGATCCAGGATGGGGACGGCGTGGTCCGAGGCTGGGCTGCGGGTGACCTGCCCCGCGAGGCTGTCCGCCGTGATGGCCCGATGGACCCCGGTGTCCACGTCGTGCTGCACGCCGAAGAGATCGCGGAGGGTCGCGATCTCCCCGCTGCCGGCGCCGCCCGCCGCGACCATTTGGTCGAGGAGGGTGTAGGCCGGGGTCAGGTAGAGCTGCCACGGCTTGGTCACCTTCCCCGTCTGGAGGTCGATGTACGGATGCTTGAACGGCGCGTAGTTGACCGTGGTCGGCATCAGGCCCCCGCCGACGCGCTCAGGCCGGGATAGGCCCGGAGGTACGCATCGAGAATCACGGCCTTGACGGGTTCGTGGACGACGACTTCGAACGTGCGCGCGAACCCCGACCCGAGGGTGAACCACTCGACCCGCGTCCCGTACTCGCCGATCTTCCCCAGGCTCTTCGGCAGTTCCCTCGCCCACGTGCGCCCGTGGTCGTGGCTGTACCGCAGGATGATCTGCGGATCGTAGCCGGCCGTCCCGTCGGCGACGCTGAGCCCCACGCCCGTTTCGACATCGAGCGCGAAGTACGGATAGAACATCCGCGTGTGTTCCTCGTGGAGATGCGGCGCGCGGCGCAGGCGTCGGACAATCGTCCCGGCATCGGTGTAGAGATCCATCCGCTCGCGATAGATCGTGCCGTTCTCGCGCGACCCGATGAGGTGGAACCCGAACGCCTGGCCGTGGCAGTCGCCGCGGTCCCGGTCGTAGTCCCCGGCATCGGAATTCCAGAGCCCGAGTTCGTGCCACACGCCCACGTCGCGATTGAGCACCCACGTCCGATTGCCCGTCGGGAGTTGCAGCACGTAGAACCGGCCGACCGAGTTGGCGTAGGCGTACCCGCGCGCATCCCCGAGGGTCGTCCCCGCTTCCGCTAACCGCTCGAGCGCCAGATTGATCGCGGGCGTGCTCACCATGCGGGGGCTGTAGTCGGTCGCCTCGAACACCGCCGGAGACCCCTCGCCCACGCGCCCGAGCCAGAGCATGCCGTGGTCGCTCGCAATCGAATCCGGGGCGAGGCACCCGATGTCCACTTTCGTCCCACGCATGGGGGCCAGCGGGAACGACGGGGTCCCTTGGTCCACCCAGATTTCGAGCGACCGGCTCCCGAAGGTCCAGAGGTCGCGCTCGTCCGCCTGGACGGCCAGGAGATTGTCTGAACCCGTCGACCGGATCCCCACGTCGAGCCCGTCCCACAGGAGGCCGTCAAACAAGCTCGAGAGCCAGAATTTCGAGGTGTTCGGCTCCGCGACGACGAAATAGCCGTCCACGAAGGTCGCCGACCGGACGCCGACCGGGAACGCGGGGGCGGTCACCTGCGCGAACTCGCCCGTGACGAGGTCGTAGATCCAGCCGTGGCCGCCGCTCACCGTCAAGAGTTGGTGGCCCTGCTTCCCGTTCATCACCATCCACGCGCGATCCTGGCTCATCTGCACCGTGCCGAGACTCGATGACGTGCCGTTGGCGAAGATTTCGTAGAGCGTGTCGCCGCCGACGGCGAACGCCCGGCCGTCCTGGTGGTACAGGCCCCGCACCGGCCCGTTCGCCAGCGTGAGATGGACGGACCGTCCCGGCGTCGGGTACAGCGCGCTCGGCGTCTTCGCCCCGCGACTCGACGCGCCGATCGGCATCCAGTTGACCGTCCGCTCCCGGTTGAGGTGCTGGGAGTAGACCTCATCGCTGCCGCCGATGAATTCGGGGTACTTCACGACCCGCTCCCGGTCCGGGTGTCGTAGGCGCCGCCCCGCTGCGACCGCAGCCCAGGGTCCAGCCGCGCCCGCAACGGTTCCGGATTGATCGTCGCCAACAGCGCGAGCCCTTCGACGGCCAACCGCCGCACGTCCTCCGGCACCGGCCGATCCCAGGCCGGCGCCAATTCCACGGCGAGGTTGTATTTCAGCGCCTTGGCGTAGCCGGGTGGGAGTTCGTACTCCGTGTCGAGGGTCGCGGCCTCACCGAGCGCGGTGGGCGTATAGAGCACGACGCTACAGGTCGCGACCGTGGGGATCGGATAGATGAGCACATTCCCGCGGTCGTTGGCGTCGATCGTCTCGTCGTAAAAGAGACCGCTCGGACACGGGCTCGTGAGGCTCTTCATGCGGATGTCGGCCCACCGCTGTCGGCTGAACACCTCCATCGGGAGTTCCACCTGCTGCGCCGCCGCGAGGGTATTGTCGGGGATCGCGCGGGCGTGGTCGATGAAGACCGGGCGCGCTTGGTTGAAGGCGCCGCCCGATCCGATCGAGTAGGACTGCGTCGTCGCCGTCATGGCGTACGCGTTCCGGGCCAAGGTCGGAATCGTGAGGCGGTCGGCGGCCCACGCATCAAGGAGATCCGTGAAGACGTCGAAGCCGACCGCCCCATCCGGGCCCGAGAGGCTATCGCCGGCCCCGAGGACTTGGAGCAGGCGGAGGCCATCCGTAATGAGCGCCCGGGGCGTTTTGGTCACCGGCCATCCCCCTACGCCTCGGGCGCGAGCGCCGCGTCAATCATCTGCAGGACCGTCTTCCGCCCGCCGAGATACCTCGGGTGGTCGCCCTCGAACGCCCGGAGCTGCTCGAGCGCGCCGCGGTCGCCCGCGGCCCGCAGCGTCTCGATGGTCGTGCGCAGATCCTCGACCGAGGCGCCGTGGACCGCCGCCTGCACGGCCTGTGGGCCACCGTCGGGGGACACCGGTCCCTGCGTCTCAGACGGCACCGCGACGGCTGAGAGGCCCCCCTCCTGGGGGGCGCCCAGCGGCTCCCGCCCGTCGAGATCCTCCGACCATCCGCCCGCCGCCGCCGCCTCGGCTTCCTCGGCTGCCGAATGGAGGACGCGCGTCGCGGGCGGCCCCGACGCCATCAGGCGATAGACCATCTTGGGATAGGGCTGGAAGGCCGCCGGAGCCGCTGGCGCTGGACCCGCCGGGCGGACCTGCGCCCGGAGGCCGGCCCCCTCGACATCAGGACGCCCGTCGGGTGTCTCCGTCCAGCCGGCGCCTAACGCCGCGCGCGCCGCCGCGTCGGACACGAGGCGCGGCTCGACGCCGCCGGCGGTGCCCTGCCGAAAGACCCACATGGGATACTGCGTCAACGACATGCTGCCTCCTCTGCGATGCGGCTAGAGCGCATCGATTTGGTCGAGAAGTGTTTGCGGGGCGCGCGCGAGTTTCGCGGCCCGCTCCGTGTGTTTCGCGGCCGCGAACTGCTCCGCGCCGTTGCTCGCCACCACGCCGAGGAACGCGGCGACGCTGGGATAGCCCAGGGCCAGGAATTCCAAGCCTTGGAGTTGCCGACCGGTCAAGGAGATCGTCAGGTCGGGCATCGTCGTCCTTAACTCGTGGGCGCGCTCGCCCAGGATCGCGCGCCACGCTCCGATCGTGCGGGCACTGAACCGCCCGCTCTGCGCTTCAGCGAAGGAGCCCGAGACATCACCGTCCATGTCCCACACGTGCGGCCGAGCATGTTTATCGCTGGCATACTCAGGAGCTTGGAGCCGACGCTTGGTTGTGGTGAATGACGACCCGGACGGCTCCGGCTGTGAACGAGGCCCCGCCCCCGACCGCCGTGAAGCGGATGGCTGTCGCGCTCGTGTAGTTGTCCGCGCGGGCAATTGCTATCGTCTGCCCGGCTGTCAGAGTCGAGAAGGTGCCAAATCGTGTCGTGTCACCCGCAATGCCAACCTGCACAGAGGTGCAGCCCGTGATCCCGGTCGTGATATAGAAGCTCGCCGAGAGACCCGCGCTGGCGGCGGGGAACGCGATCGTGGTGTCGCTGGTCGCCGCGAGGGCGAGGGTGTGGGCTTCGTTCAGGCTCGTGACCTGGAGGTAGCCCGCGTTCGCGCTGTACCACCGCTGCGTTTGATTGTTGTTGCCATTCTTGAGCGCGAGCGTGTTGGCCGCATCGCGGCTGAGAAACAGATCGGTCGATCCCGAAAAATCAGCCGCACTATTCCACGCGAACGAGACATCGCTTGCCGCCGTAAAGTTGCTGGGCGCCGTCCGTACAATACGATTTCCGCCTGCCACGAACATAAACGTGCTGGTGCCAGATCGAAAGACGCCCGTTCCTGTATCAGCGGCAAACGTCAGACTCGGCGTGTCTACCGCGCCATCTGGCACCAACATCCTGATGCCACTCAGGCTCAGCGCCGTCACCCCCGTGTTCGACGAGACCACCGCCGTGTTCGCGGTGTCGTCTAGGTTGATCGTCAGGTCTTCGTCGCTGCCGTCGCCCAGGCCTAGGAGTGTGAGCGCCCCGTCGCCATCAGACGAGAGCCGCACGCCGGCGGGGTTGAGGTTGAGCGAGTCGCCCGCCTGGAGTTGTATGATGTCGGCGGCCGCGCGCTCGAAGCAGGCATCCTGATTGGTCGCATCGACACAGAGCGTGGCGGCGGCGCCCGTGAGTTCCGCCCCGCGCTCGATGAAGACCTGCGCCCGTGCGGCCAGCGACAGCCCCGCCAGCACGGCGAGGCTCAGCACGACGGTCTGGCGCCAGGACTTCATCGTCAGTTATTCCGGTCGAGGTAGCAGTGGATCTTCAGCACCCCGCTCGTGCCGCCCGTGCGAATCGCGCGAAACGCCGCCATGAACGCGGCGCCGCGGACGGTCAGGAGATCGCCCACGTCGAGGAGTTGGCCCTCGGTGCTGGTCGGGTCCGTGCCGTCCCAGCGGAACCGGACTTGGGCCGTTTCCAGCCGCATCTGGCAGGCGGTCTGCGGGGGCCGACCGGCGGGATTCCGAATCGCGGCCGTGATCCCGAGGGCGGTCGTGGCGACCGTCACGCTTTCGTACGTGACGTGATCTTGCGCCCACGCGGGTGGGGCCAGCAGCAGCGCCCCCGTCAGCGCGAGCGCGCACATCCGTCGCATGGCAGACTCCTTTACGCTTACGGGCTCGGCGGGGCGGCCTGGGCCGACGCCGGAACCGGGGGTTGGACCGGGGCGGCCTGGGCGCGGGCGCTGGCTTCGCGCACGGCCGCGACATACCGCGCCTGCTCGCGCACGCTGGCGTAATCGCGCACGAACCACCCGACCGCCGCCAGCGCGAACAGCGTCACGAGGCCCCACTTGACGCCGAGGAGCACGCCCTCTTGGACGCTCCGCACGACGCGGGTCCCGAACGACTCCGTCAGCCGCATCTGGGCCAGTATCGGCTGCCCGCCACCCCGCCACGGGGGGCCCTCGACTGGCGATGTGGTGGCCTGGAATTCAGCGGCGTCCATCGTGTCCTTCATGCGTCACGGTCCCAGCTTCAACACCGGCATGAGGATGTCGGCGGTGGTCAACGCGCCGGTCGTGGTGGCAGGATTGGCGGCCACGCACGCATTCGCCGCCGTCCCGATCGTGACCGCCCCGAGGTTGTAGACGTCAATGGCCTCGTCATCAATCGGATCCCCCGCGACGAACGCGATCCCGGAGGCATCCCCTGAGCACACCCCAATCCGATACATGCCGGGCCCCAGCGTCACATCCGTCACGTTGAGCGTGAGATCCGCGGTCGCGGTGAAATCCGCGCTCGTGCCTTCCGTGAGTTGCGCCCCCGCATCGGCGTCTTCGTAAATCGCCACGCCCAAGAGGTCGTCGCCCGCCGCGATGTCCCCGCCCTGCGTCCCCCTGGCGTACACATTAGCGACCGTAATCCACTGGGGCACGTAGACCCGGTAGACGTACATGACGTTGTCGGCCATCGTCAGGTCATTGTCGGTCGCGGCAATCCCGAACGGCGGCATGATGAAGACCCCGCCGGTCACGTCGGCGGCGATGTTCGTCATCGGACGGTAGGTGCCCACGAGATCGTCGGCCCAACTGATGGTGAGGTCAGCCGTGATATCCGCCACCGTCAGCGTGAGTTCAGACGCATCAGCGGTGGCACCCTCAAACCGCAGGCCGTTCGACACCCCCCAGATCGAATTCGCCACATCAAGATCGTTGGTCGCGAGCGTCGAAAAGAGGAGCGCGGCGGACGCGCTCCCGAACGTGGGGAGGGTCAGCGTGGTATCCGCCGTCACGCTGGGGACGGCGAGCGTCAGTTCGAAGGCGTCATCCGCCAGCCGATCGGTCCCGCCCTCGAACTTGATGGGACTCGCCCCGCGGAACGTCCAGACGCCCGAGACAACGGTGTCCTGCAGAGGCAGAAACGCGCCGCCGATACTGACATCTTGGGCGCCGGAATAGGCCGTGGCCCCAAGCAGCAGTCCAGCAAGCAGCGACACGAAAGGCTTTCGCATGGCGTTCATGTCCTTTGTTCAGCGATCGCGGAGACCGCCTCGGCTATGGGAGTCTGGTCACCTCGACCCACTGGACCCGCGCCTCGCTCGACGTCGTGTCGTTCCCGTAGAGGAAGGTCAGGAACGGATTGAGCTGGGTGCCGGCCGTCAGGGTCGTCCCATTGTTCCCGAGCGGGATTTCGGTCCAGGTCGGGAAGTCATGCACCGTCTGGGAATGCGTGTACGCGCTGGAGTAGTACGCCGAGGGCACGCCCGCCTTGCTCACGCAGACCTTGAGCGCCCGCGTTTCCCCGTCCGCCCAGTTCACGCCGGAATCATCGGAGGTCGCGCCGGTTTCGATGTGGAAGATCGACCCGTCTTCCGAGTTGTAGATCCCCGCGAGGTTGTAGAGCGTGTAAGAGGCCGGCGTGGCGTTGTCGACGAACGCCTCGTTCTGGCGCCAGCCGATCGCGACAAAGTCGGTCGAGCTGATGTCCGGCAGCAGGATGCTCGCGGCGAAGCACCCGCCCTGCGTGCCGGCCACGAGCACGCCCATGTCCGTGCCCTCAGCCACGCCGAAGATCATTTCGACGCCTTCGGCATCGGTCGCCCCGTCATCGGCCGAGAGGTCGAGCACCCCATCCGCGATGAGCCAGGACGACGCCGTCTTGCCCAGTTCCTCGCGGTATTCGATGATCCCGAGCGGGGAGCCATAGACGACGTTGTCTTCGTCGTCGGTGATGGACTTCGCCGTCATGTCGTCCTGATGGATGAAGTAGCCCTGATCGAAGCTGTCCCGGATCGTGAAATCCCGCCACGCCGTCACGGCCGGCGAGAACGACTGGATCTCCATCCAGAACCCGATCTCGCACTCCCACATCCGCCCGCTGGTCGTATTGATGGCGGGCCGATAGAGGGGCGTCGTGCAGCTCGAGCCGGACACTTGGTCGGCGGTGCCGAACCGCGCGGGCGCCCCCGTCCAGACTTTGGCGCCGTTGGGGTGCGGCCGGCTGGCGGTCCCCCCGATCCCGCGCGCGACATTCCAGATCGTCGTGGAACTGCCCACGGCGCTGAGAATCCGCATCCGCTCGCGCTCGACATACAGGTCGTGCCCCGCCGCGACGGTCGTGCCGCTGGCGAGGGTGACCGTCGCCGCCTCGGCGGTGGAGACGGCGGCCGCCAGCGTCGTCGAATTCAGGGTCGTCTGGGCAACGCTCAGCGTGGCCGTCAGCAGAATAGCCAGGGTCATCGCCAGCGACCGCCAGATCGTTGAAGGCTTGGTCATGATGCGTGCGCTCCTGCGTGTGTGACGTGTCTCATGGGCTGAGGCGTCAGGAGACGCCCCAGCCCGTCCGGTTGCCTCTCCGCCGTCCCGCGCTACGACGCGAGGCGGCACCCCAGCGACTCTCCGCGCAGATCGGCCACCCCGAAGATGACATCGATCCGCGTCAGCCATTGGCCCGACCGCGTCTCGAAGTCGCGGACGAACCGCATGGCCAGCCCCGTCTGCTCGTCGCTGATGAGCCCGACCATGTCCTTGCCCTTCGGGCGCGGCAAGTCGGCCATCGCCAGGGTGATGACATCCCGGTGATGGGCGATGCCCTGCGGCGTCTGCGTGCTCGCCGCCCCGACGACGCTGATGACGGCGTTGTTGGCCGGCGCCGCATCGACGGTCTGGCGCGCGCCGGAGGTCGTGAGCCCTGGGCTGATCCCGATCGTCTTGTTGCCCGAGCCGTCGGCCGTGACGGGGCCGGTCACCCGCTGTTGCTGGAGCTCCCCGGTGCTCATGTAATTCGACGGGTTGACGTGATTCGACCCCGCGAGGGTGAGAATGTCGCCCTCGTTGATCACGCTGGTCGTCGCCGTCCAGCCGTCCGTCACCAGGCTGGTCCCACTCTGGCCGGCCCCGTTCACCAGGGGGGTCCCGGCGAACGCCCCGACGGTGTGCGTGTAGACGTTCTGGCTCATCTGCCACGTGAAGCCGCCGAACATCCCCATGCGGCCCTTCCGGTACTGCCGCGCGATCTCCTGCGACGCCTGGAACAGCCCCTTGGCCGCATCCACGATGTAGGTCTGCATCCGGCTGGAGATCGTCATGTAGCGGTGCTCGTCCTGCGGCGCCGCGTTGTCGTCCAGCTTGCTGCCGGCGAGCCCGTACGTCAGCAGCGCCGTGGGGATGGTCCCCGGGGTCCCGACCGAGTACGGGATCACCTTGGCCGCCTTCTCCATGCACTTCTGGTCGATATACGTGGCGATGCGCGAGACGGCCGGCGCGAGGCACTTGTCGGAGAAGTTGTCGAGCGAGAGCGTCAGGTCCTTGTTGCTCACTTCCAGGTCGACGCCGAACTCGGTGTCGAGGGTCACCGTGACGGAGGTTTCCTCGATCGCCTCAGTCACCATCGCAGACCCCGTGCGCCCCAAGTACCGCGGCGGCTTGCGCACCCGCACGCTATCGCCGTTCCGGCTCGACGCGCCTTCGCCGGAGAAATAGCTGTCGTACTTGCGGTTGATCGACTTGCAGAAGACGAGGTTGTTCGCCAGGAGCCGCAACGATTCCTTGGTGATGGTGTCCGAGGTCAGGAGGGTGTTGGCGAAGAACAGGGTCGAGCCGGCGGCGAGCCAGGAGTCGACCAGCCACGTCAGCGCCAGGCCCACGAGTAGGGCGAGTCCAATCCGAGCGGCCCGAGCGGACGCCGGCAGGTCGTCCCACCAGCGCGAGGACGCGCGTGTACAGATGGTCATGATCAGTCGTCCATGTCGTTACTCCCCGCGAGCCGCTTTGGCGTCGAGCGCCTCGTTCCGCAGCCGGATGAAATCGGCCGGAGACAGGCGCGGGTCTGTCAGCGAGGCAGCCAGCGAGGCTGTGCGCGCGCCCCCGACCGGCTCAGGCGGGGGCGGCGCACTGGTGACAGATGAAGTCCCTGGGGACGGAGCCGACGGGGCGCCACCCAGCGACGCTTCGACGCGAGCCAGCCGACGGCTGACCTCGTGAGCGTCGCCGACCCAGCGGATGTCCGCGTCGGTGGGCCCGACGCGAACCGGCTGCAAGAGGCCGGCGATCTCACGGCACGCCTCGGGATGGCTCCCGAGGTAATACAAGAGGTCCCCCGCCAACGGGGACCGTTCGACGAAGTCCCACATCGCCGGGTTCAACGGTAAATCGCTCTGCAAGACCTTGGCGTCGAAGTCCTCGCCGTACTTGACGTGCGCGGCTTCCTTGCTCGCCAGGAACGCGGCCTCGCGCGTCGCCTGCTCCTGCGCCTGGTGCGCGCGCCACGCCGTCCGGCGCTGCTCCGCGAGGATCGCGGCGACGGTCTCGCCGGCGACCCGCTCGGCCTCCTCGCGCGTGAGGAGCCCGCTCCGCTTGACGCGCCAATCCTGCCGGGCGTCGCTGTAGTCTTCGTACGTCGTGTCGGCATGCTCGGCCATCGCCGCCCAGGCATCCCACGTCGGAAAGGTCTCAGGAGGGGCGGCGGCACGGGCGGCGCCGCCGGCGGGCGCGGGCGCCGGGGCCGGGGCCGGGGCCGGGGCCGGACGTCGCGCTGCGTCGAGTTCGGCCGCCAAGCGCTGCGCCCGCGTTTCCGCCTCGCGCGCCTTCCGCTCGGTTTCGCGCAGGTCCCACGCCATCTGCGCCAGCCGCGACTGCGGATCGCCCTTGACTTTCTTCGGGCGCTCGCCGGGCTGGTCGGGGGCCGGCGCGGCGGCCGGCAGGGGCGCAGGGGGCGGGGCCTCTAGAGACGGCCCCTGCGCCAGCGCCGGCGGCGGCGGCGTCTCTGGCGTCGTCAGCACCCCGCCGAGCGTGGCGGCAATCTGGGTTGGGGTCTCCTCCGTGAACAGCGTCACGCGGTCGACGGTCACCGAGCCGTCGTCATTCAGCACCGCATCGGGCGGCGGCGCGGGCGGCGGCGGGGCGGCGGGGGTGTTCTGGTCCATCGGGGTCTCACCAACAAAAAAGGCTCGGCCGCGCATCAGCGCGATCGAGCCTTCAGGAAGTACCAGCCTCGGCGGGCTGGGGGCCTGTTCAGGCACGCGACACGAGCACGACGCTTATTCCATCAGGCCCTCTGAGTCGGTCGGCCGGATCCGTCCAGTCGCCCTATTGTCAGCCTCCGCCCGCCGCTTGTCAATCCGAATGCGCTCCACGGGTCCCGGGACGGTCAACTCCCGAGGCTCGCCCTCGTGCCAATGAATCTGGCTCGGCCCGGTATACCGACGCGCCGCGAGGCGCCGCCGCAGTTCCCGCCAGCCGTCGGCGAAGGAGCCGACGTGCCGGTCGCTCATCGCTGGTCCACCCGCGCCGGCTCGCGCTCGGCGGCCCGGTCTGCCCGCACGGCATGGAGTTCGTCGAGAATCAGCTTCGCTTGCGCCAGGAGTGACCGCGCCTCCCGCTCGGCCGTCTGCTGGTCGATTTCGCCTTGCAGCTTCGCAATCTCGACGGCGGCCTCGTGCAACGCCTGGTCGTGCTTCTGATTGACTTGGAGCTGGGCAATCCGCTCTTTCGAGTCCAGTTCGAGCACCTTGAGATCGCGCTCGATCTGCGCCTTGACGGCCTGCGTCTCGAGTTGCCGCTTCGCTTCCTCGAGCGCCGTCGTCAACGCCTCGTGCTGCTGCATGAGCAGCGTCACTTGCTGTTTCACTTCAGGCGGAATCGGCGGGCGGTCCTGCGGCCCGCGGTCGCGCACCTCGGGCGGCAGGGTCTTTTCGATGCGCGCCGCGACGTCGTGCAGTCCGAGGGCTTTGAAGAACAGATCCCCGATGAGCGGGAAGAGCTGCGGCGCGGCCCGAATCGTCTCCTGCAACACCTCGCGGACCTGCTCCCGCTTGGTCGTGAAGCCGGGGCCCGCTTGCGCCTGCACGTCATAAGTGCCGACGCCCATCCGATGAATCCGCGACTCACCCGTCTTGGTGTCCAGGTACTCGGCGTTGAGTTTCACCGTGCGTGGCTGATCGTCGGCGCCGATGATGCGGGCAATCCGCTCGGTGTCGTAGTAGGACGGAATCAGGTCGATCAGGATCCGCCCGAGATGCGAGAGCGTGATGTCGCGGAAGTTCGCCTGATAGTGTCCCGTCCCCAGGTCGGTCTGGCGCTGACGGGCCGAGATGGCCCGCCCCGACTCCTGCGGCCCCGCTTGACCGAGGCTCGCGTCGTAGAACCGGGTCGACACTTTGACGTCATTGTCGGCCTGCACGATCGCCGCCACGAGTGGGCCGATGTTCGCGACGGCGGGATTCCGGAACGGCGGCGGCACCAGGTTCCCCGCGATGCTCATCTCGTTGTAGAGCAGGACGCTGTAGTTCTCGACGTTGGCGTTCTTCCAGAACCGCTCCTGCCCCTTGAGTTGGCTGGCCGTCGCGATGAGCGGGTTCTTGGGGATGAGCCCGACGGCTTCAATGAGCGCCGTCATCTGGTAGTCGTAAATCTGACACGATTGTTTCGCGCCCCGCACGATCCCCCGCAGGTCGCGGTCGCCATTGACGAAGAGCTCTTCCCCGATGACCGGGACCACGGGGATCCAGCGGCCTGGTAATTCCTGCTCTCTGAGGATTTCCACCCCGTTCAGGAGGCGCCAGTGGAGTTGGCGGATCTCGAGGTCGCGCCGATTCCTGGGCGTCGGCTCGAGCTGCACCCCGACCGCCGCGAGCTGCGCCTGCAACTGGGGGACGTGGGCCTCCGCGATGACCCACGGCTGGCCCTTGGAGTCCATCAGCAAGACGACCGGCATGAACTGCCGGTCGATGTGGTAATGCTCGGCGAGCCGGACGTGGCCGCTGGGGAACCAGTACGGGACGTGATCGCCGATGCTCGCGAAGTCGTCCAAGCCCGTCACGGCCGACTCCTCGCCGTATCGGGCGACGTACTCATCGACCGGCCAATCGCTCACGATGAAGTAGTCGAGGGCGTCGGAGTAGTCCGGCTCTTCGCACGCCGGATCGGCGTAGACGGCGAAGGGATTCAGCACGCGCTTGATCCGCAAGTCCTGGTGAAACAGCCCAGGGTCGAAGGCGTGGAACGGGCGCTCCCGAAACCCGACGCGCGTCAGATTCGGCTGCTGGACGTATTCCGGGACGACGCGCACGTAGCCGCGGCCGATCCGCACCGCCCCTTCCACGGCCCAGGTGTACGCGAGCCGCGCCCGGCTTTGCCCTTCGATATTACGGATCAGCCCTTGGAGCACTTCGGCCGTCTCCGGGTCCGCCCCCTGATCCTGCGGCTGCACCTCGATGCCCGTGGCGCTATCGCGGTGTTGGTTGACGATGCTGTAGATGGGCTGGGACAGCCGGTCGACCGAGAAATAGGGCCGCTCGGACCCCGGGCGCGAGCGCTCCGCGATGGCTTCGGGGGCCCAATGCGCCGTCCCGCTGATGTCGGCGGCGAATTCCGCGTCGGCGAGCATCCGCGCCCGCATCGGGCCTTCCGCGGTCGCGAACCGGAGGAAGAGCCTCCGGGCCTGGGTCAGCGCCGCCTCGTGGCGGTCGCGGGTCTCCGGGTCCACGGGCGCCTTGGGGCGCCGGCCGCGCGTGTGCACGGTCTGGTCAGCCACGGGGGCGCTCCTTGACGAGCGTGGCACGGAAGCTTTCGCCGACGCGCAGACTGAACGGCCTCGTCGTCACCGAGAGCAGGACCGGCGGCAGCCCCGGCTCGCGCGTCAGCCGCAGCCAGCGAGGCTCCCCGCCGAAGGACAGCGGATACCACGCCGCCTCGACGGCCCAGAAGCGCCGCAGGTGCGCCGCGCACGCCTCACAATACCGGGCGACGAACGCCTCGGCGTCTCGCCGGTGAAATTCGGGCAGGACGAGCATGTCGGACTCCCAACCGTTGCACCAATTCGGTGACCAAGAACTGCGTCAGATAATTCAGTGCCTCCGAGCGCAACTCACGCTCCGCGAACCCGCGATGTTCGAGGAGAAACAGCGCGCCGTGGACCGCCTCGTGCGCCAGAATGCCCAGCGCGATCGCGCCGGTCGGCCGAAAGCCCGCCGGCACCCAGAAGAGAATTTCGTGCGCGCCAGCGCGGCTTCTGAATTCCACGCATTTCGCCCCGGCCATGTGGAACTCGCGGGTGTCATGGTCCCGATCGCGAAGGTACCGCTGGAGACGGCTGAATGGCCCGCGCAGCAGGGTGTAGTGGCCATGAAACACCGGGTCCGTAAACCGCATCCGCATCAGTGGACCGGCCCGGGACGCCGCAGACCGAGGTACTTCCGGATGATCGGGTCCGGGTCGCCCGCATACCAGCGCTCGATCAGCAGCCACGCCCCGGCGATGTCCTGTTCGGTGTACCCGGCGTTCTTGAGGACGGGCCGCGCGAGCGCCATGAACTGCAGCCAGCCCCCGTCGGCAATCTCCGTCAGCGGGACGTGCGCCCGCAAGGCCGTCACGATCGCGAACGACCGGATCGTGTGCCCGAGCGCCCGCAGGTAGGCGCTCATGTCCGTGTGGCTGGCGTCGTCGAGGCGGCTCATGCGTGGCGTCTCGCACAGGGTAGCATAAGACGCCGTCAGCGGGGCGGCGTCGTCAGGGCGTCCGGGAGGGTCAGCGGCCCATTGAGCCAGCCCACCAGAAAGATGGCGTCCGGTCCTGCGGCCTCGACCACGACCGGCCACGCCTCGCCCGGCCGCACCACTTCAGCCGGCGGACCGAACCCCGCGCCCACGCGCGCCAGATGCGTGACCCGCGCGCCCCACCGCTGCTGAATCGCCGCCCACAGATCCGCCGCGCTCGCCAGCGGCACCCGCTCGACCATGAGCGCCGGCGGGGGCGGGAAGTTCGTCAGCAAGACCGTTGCCGTCGCGGCGGTCGGTCGCCGCAGGGCCGCCGCGAGCCCGAGTGCGTCCATCTCAGCCCTCCTTTATCGGCCTTGCCAGGATCGCCGCGGCATCCCCTCGTCGTCTCGCGCCTGCGCCGCCTGCTGGGCCTCGGCGGACGGGGC